CTTTCCTGTTGTCCTGAAATCCATCCGCCTCCTCCACCGTGTCCACCACCTGCCAGTCTATGGGATAACCTATGGCGGATCCCGTGCTGGGCACCGTGTTGCTCTTGAGTATCTTAACCGTGTCCTTGACCGATCTGCCCGTGATGTAGTCGTAGATGCGTTCGGTCTTGTCAAAATGAAACTTGTTGTTGGCCACTGATTCAAATATGTAATCCAGCGCCCTGTAGGTCACTGTGTAGGTGTTGCCGTCCGTGGTGAACTTGAACCACCAGCTGGCGTCCAGTGTGGCTGCAGTTGTGTCTCCAGCATAGGTCAGTGAGAAAGTGGAGCTCGTACTGAGGTTGGCCGCGGTGATCACCTTCCATTCGCTGTTCTCCTCGTCAAATCTCAATCCAAATTGCTCGTAGGTCTCGATCCTGTCCTGCAGGTCTGTCTTCAGCGCCGCTGGCAGCACTGTGACGAACTTGGGGAACACGGCATTGAGCACGGCATTGGCCGGTATGATGTCATTAAGTGTGATAGGCCCCACGCCAGATTCCAGATTGCCCGCCCCGTCGTTGGATCCGTCTCCCACCACTGCCGCTATCTTGGCCCATGACCGATCCTCTGCCAGGTCCGTGCCCGCGGTGACCAATCTTCCGTTAAGGAATTCTCTGGTGTCCGGTGACGTGAACTTGATCAGGGCTCCGGGCTTGGCGTATTTCAAGTTGCTGGTGGCGAAGTCGCCCACCGCCAGTGGTCCGCCGGCGTTGAAGTAGCCGGTGTTGGTGTTGGTGCCCGTGGTTGTGCTGACCCAGCTGGCCCCCAGCGTGCTGAGGTTCTTGGTGCCGTATTTGATGTAGAAAAATTGTCGGGAGTAGGCCTCCGTTAGTTTGCCCTCCACGAAGCGATTGATGGTGTCCAGTATCTCGTTCCTGTTGGTGAACGTGAAAGTGAACTGCGGGGCGGATTCTTCCCTGTACAGTATGCCGTCGTCCGCGAACACGGCGACATTGCTGTAGGCCCCTGTGGGATCCAAGATCTCCTTGGCCCTGCTGATGCCGCTGGCGCTCCTGTTGACTGATTTGACCTTGATGATCTCCTGTGACGCTGACAGCGGCACTATGTTGTAGTCCTCTGCCGTGATCATCCTGTTCTGCGAATAGTACACCTGTGGCGCATTGGTCCTGATGCTGTCGTTGCTCTCCGTTGCGGAGGCGTTGTAGATGGACTGCTGCAGAGATCCAGTCATGGTCAGGGTCTGCTGGCTGCCGTTGGCGTCCTCGTAGGCCATGCTGAAAGTTATGCCCTGCAGGTCCGCCTGCTGGATGGCGTACTTGGCATTGGCGCTGGTCCTGTAATAAAGCCTGAAAGAGCCCGAGGGCAGATTGGAAAAATTTCCATCGCCGAACACCAGGTCCACTGCGTCGTTGTTCTTGCTGATGACGTTGTAGATGTTCCGCACGTCCGCGGACAAGCTGTTGTAGATAACGTTGTTGCCGCTGAGGTCTGGCACCTTGGTCCACAACGTGGCCAATTGGCCGAAGTCATCCAACTGATACAGCCACGTGTCCGTGTTGTTGATGTTGTTGACGTTGATGGGCTGCACGTAGTTGGTGGTTGGCTGTGCTATGGTGAAATCCTGTGAAGCCAGTGATCCCTGCTTGAACAAGGCGAAGAATCCTGTGTTGGGGCTTGAGTCTCCCGCGCCGTCCGTCCTGAATAGATATGAGAATCCCGTTCCCGGAACCGGTGCCTGCTCATAGATGGATTCCGATGCGTTTATGGTTGCGGGCACTATCTCGAAGGTCCTGGCCACTCCGCCGATGCCCCTGGTGAAAGTGAATATGGGCACGTCGGTGTTGATGGAGTTAACAGTGTACGCTTCCGTGGTGATGCCCCCGATGTTGTCCGATTCTCTGGGCTTGCCGAATCGCTGTCCCTCCACGTTGGCGGCGTTCAATATGTTGATGAACTGCTCCCTGTAGTTGCTGTTGGTGGCGTCGTTCCATCCAATGGTCACGTTGGCCAGGCTGTTGCCCGAGCTGTCCCTCACGTCCTGCGTGGTGCTGACGGAAACTATCTTGAGCAGTCCCGTGGCGGGCAGGTTGCGCTTGGCGTTGTAGTTGATCAGCCGCGCCAGCCTCAATATGCTGTTCCTTCTCTCCGCGGTCTCTATGAAATTCTCCCTAGCGTTGAGATCCACCCTGAAACTGAGTGCCTGGGCCACGTAGGCTATGAGGTCGATCAGCGCGATGTATTCCGATGATTCCACGAAATCGTTGAAGTCGTCTGGATAGTTCTCGCGAAGATAGGCCACCATGGTCCTCCTCAGCGTCTCGAAATCGTAGGATTTGAAATCTGCCTGTTGGAAGGCAGTGTAGATCTTGCGCCAATCTTCGGCTACCAGCAATCGATTTTGTCTATCTGTAGAGGCCATACTTTAATACACGGATATTTATGGGTACAATAAAGTGCGCAGATTAAGAAAGGCGTAAAAGCGAGTTCTCGTCGAACGAAAAGGTCAATTTCTCGGTAATATTGTAGGGCACATAGGTTATGGTGGCCTGCACTGATATGCCGTGCTCGCTCTCGCTGACCACTATGTCCTGTGTGCTGAGCCTGGGATCCGCGTTGAGATTGTTTGATATGTCGTCCGCTATGGCCTGTTTCAACGCCTCTGTCAGCGGCTCAAAGATCACGTCATAGATTATGGTGCCAAACTCGGGATTTTCAACTCGCTCGCCCTTCCGCACGCTGAGCCTGTTGATGAGATCCTGCTTGATGAGATCAAAATCGTAAAGTTTGAAATTGGTCAGCTCAGCCCTGGAGCTAAATCCTTTGAACACCTGCGTGCCCTGCACTCCTGATCTGTTCCTGTCGTCTATGGCCATACGCTATCCAAAAAATGATCCTAAGCTGAAGTTGCCCACGCTGAAGGAAGGAAGGCTGAACGCGGTTGATATGCCCACCTGTCCCAAGTCATCTATGCCCGGTATGGAACTAACTCCAAAATTGAAGTAGTCGCCCACGTTCTTGGCTATCTCCCCAAATGCGTCCTTGGCATACACTCCCACCACGTTGGTCATCGAAGTAATCTCCCCTGCTATGATGTTTCTAAATTGGTTCGTAACGATATTTATGCCCGTGCCCAGCACCGCCTGGCCCACTCCGCGTATGATGCCATCTGGCGACAGATTGGATAGGTCTATGCCCGCTATGCCGGAATTGCCGAACACGCCCTTGCCGAACAGGTTCTCTATGTTGCCCTTAAATATCTCCGACTGACCGAACACGTTCTCTACCCCGCGGCCCACGCCCTCGAACACGTTGGTGTTGAATATGTTGCCCAGTCCACCCTGTCCAGCCACCAGGCTGGTGGCCCCGGTCACGCTCTGTCCCAGGTCATCATACAGCGCTGCTGTGTTGATGCCATCGCCCCTGAAGAAGTCCTGAGCCGTGGAGAACGCCCTGCCGCCGATGTCCCTGCTGAGGTTGCGCAGCTCGTTGTTGGCTATGTTTCCCACCGTGGTGGTGATGGTGTTCTTGGCTGTCTGTGCCAGCTGTCCCGGTATGTTCCGGACGTTGGCCTCTAGTGATGACACCACCCTGCCCATGTCACCCAGGGTGTACAGCACACCGGCCTGGTTGACGAACACCTGGTCCTTGAACAGGTTCAAACCCTGCGTGCCCGTGATCCTCTTGACCACTTGGTTGGCCACGTCGCTGATTCCGATGTTACCAGGCAGACTTATCGAGAATGGATCTCTGGCGCCGGGAAATATTGACGTGTAATTTCTTGTGAACTCTTCCGCGGCCTTGCGTCTTCCATCGACATCGGTAACTCCCAATCCCAGGCTGTTTAGATATTTCTCTAGTCGTGCTTCATATTGTGCCATCACTATTTCAGGAATGTTGCTTATTGAGTTTCGATATTCGGCATAACCAAGGGTGCCCGGCCTGTTGGAGTCCTCCACCTTGCCCTCCGCCGTGAATGTCCTAACGTTGTCTCTGTGGTAGAAGAATGGTTCATGCGTGGGCACCAACATGCCCGTCATGCCTGGTATGGTCCTATCCGTGCTCAGCACTCCCACGCTGCCGCGCAGCACCGGAGTCACGTCCGGTTGCGCCACTTCCAGGGTGCCCGTGCCCGACGCTGAAAAGAATGCAGTTCTCTGCAATGGCTGCAGCAGGTTTGGATCCACCGGCATGCTGTTGAAATGCACCTGGCTGCCCACGAGGTGCACCTGTCCCGACGCCTGGTGTATCTGGTTGCCACCCGCGGCCTGTGTGTAGATGCTCATACCCGTGCGCAGGCTGTAGTAGCCCTTGTCCACGGTCACGTTCATGGCCCGTCCCGCCAGTTGATTGATTATGGATCCGTCAATGCTGATTATGCCCTTGGGGGTCTGGTCATTGGGATCCTCTCCCAGGTGCTCGTTGGCCTTGATCCTGATGTTGCGGTTAGCGTACATGTTGATGTCACCCTCGGAATGGAAGTTCATGTCTCCGCCGGACCTGATGTTGATGCCTTGCTTGGCGTAGATGTCCACCGTGCCCTGGTTGCTGAACTCCATCCACACACTGCCAGCGGCATTGGCCAAATATACAACACCCGCTGTGTCGTTCATTAATAATTGATGTCCAGAACCCGTCCTCAATCTTATCAAGGTGTTGTCACCCTGTGCGTCACCGTCGTCCATGACGAAAGTGTGTCCCGGCGCCCTGGTGACGACCACGTCTCGCAACGCATCGGTTGGTCCCAACTTGGCACTCCTGTACTGATCTTTGGATCCCGTGTCCAGTCTGCCCGGGGTGCTGATGCCAAACACCGCGCTGGGGCTCTCCCTGCGTGCTGAGCTAGTGGTTGTTCCCCTCACCGTGTCCTGTATTAGGCCCTGCTTGCGGAGAGTTTCCGCAAAAGGATGTATGGGTTTGTTGAAGGCATCCAATTCTGTGCCAGTTATCTTGGCGAATTCTATGCCGGCACGATTGACTTCTCCAGCTGGCACCAAGTCAGTGCCATAGGTGTCGGTCTTTGAAGCAGATTCCCCATCACTCGTGTCCACCTGTGTGCGCCTTGATGCGGCGATTCCTGGCATCATGTGGTTCATGTAAGGCTCCTGCACACAGCCTATCCAGTAGCCCTGCGATGGCTTGCCCTCCGCGAATATCACCATGACCCTGGTGTCGATGTCGGGCGGCACCATCCACATGCCATAGCTGTGCTGGCTGGCATGATAATCCGCAATGTTGGACTTGTCCCTGACGGCATTGGCGCTCTTGACGCCATAGTACGGGCTGAGGTATCCCACCTGTATCAGGGCATCCGATGATGCCTCGTCACTCCCGTGCAGGCTGGGTATCAGCACTTTGAGTGATCCCATCTTGGCGGAATCGTAATTGTCCTTGACAATGCCGATGTAGAAGCCATGCATCAACTGGGTGGCCTTGCTGCCCGTGGATGTGTCTCCTAGTCCGTAGTAATCATGTTCACCCATAATAATTTATTGATCTCCAAATGTTATTTCCTGTTGATTGATATTTGGTATATTAATCAAGTTGTCTAATACTTTAGCTTTCTTCTCTGCGGCATCCCTGGCCTCTTGGATTTCTACTTCAGACACAGTTCCTACGTCTTCGCCTTGGTTGTTCAATCTCGCCATGGTGAGGGTTTGAGTGAACTTGCCCTTGTCCCAGAGGCTCTCAATTTGGG